TATGGTGCTCCTTTGGATCGTAGAAGTATAATTAAAGGAGTTGAGATGCTGAGTTCTCGATCCTCGTTGTTGGAGATCGTTTCTGAAGGAAGAATTCTTCCTATGGAATTGGTTTCTCCTATTCCCAAATCACCCTTCAGATATGAGGAATTACATCGTCTAACTTACTACGGTAAGTTACCCGGAGCTACTTTGATGAATAAATCTTCTAAGTTAATTAGAACCCCTTATCATGCTGAAATGCGTGAAATGTTGAATAAAGCGACAGGAATTAATTTCGTCAAGAAGTTTTCACCCCCTATGATGAAACCAGGTTTTATCCATGGTGAATTCGTTTCTCCTTTTAATAAGGGTCTTTTGAAAATTAACCAGCATAGACCCGCTCTTGACCAGAAGATCCTTAATCATGTAATCGAAGAATATTCGCAACGCATAATTAAGGGTCTTGAAGCCAGCGGTCTAAAAAACTTGCGTCCTTTGGACGTTGAGACTGCCATCAATAGCGTTGAAGAAGATGCTCTTCTTCGTGCTATGAATACCAGTACTTCAGCAGGTTTTGGCTTTAAAGGTAGAAAGAGCGATATTCTTCCCATTGTGAAAGAAAATGCTTCTTCTATTGTTAGGGAACCTTTGCCCGAACTAAAGAAGAAGATTTCTGACATGTTGGAGGCGTACATGAGAGGAGAGTGCGCTCATCCGGTGTTTATAGCCTTACTTAAGGATGAACCTCGTTCATATGAGAAAGTCCTTGTGGGAGGTACTCGCATTTTCTTTATGACTCCGACTGACTTTCTAATTGTTTGTAGGATGATGGTGGGTCCGTTTTATACTCTTATGCCACAATTTGCAAATTTGTTTTGTTCCTCCGTTGGCATTGATATGCATAGAGGAGCTGATAAGTTTCGGAATGAATTGGTTGAGTTCTCGCCTCTTATAATGGAAGGTGATTATAGTGCTTATGACCAAGTAACCCCACCGGAAATATCAAGAGCAGCTTACACCATAATTTTCAAGGTTCTTGAACATTTTGGATATAATGACAAAGCCCTACAGATCTTGAAGGGTTTATTCACTGATAATTTGTTTCCTATTGTGCAAATGAATATGGACATTTTTGAGGTTATGGGTTTACAACCCTCAGGAAAGTATGCAACAGCAGAAGACAATTCCTTGAAAGGCAATATCATGCTAATGTATGCTTGGTATAATTTACCAAATACTAAGAAAC